ATTTTTTTTAGAAATTCAAGACGCAGTAATCCATTCCTATTGTTAAATCAATATTCATTGCTTCACCATCTGTATCCCAATTGAAATCTCCAAATGATGCATCTTTAATAAATGCTCCTTTAATAATCCATTCAGAAACTACGTCTCCTACAGGACCTAAAACATCAATTGTTAAATCTTTTTTATAGAAATCAGAATAACCATCTCTACCAGTAACTGATTCATGGTGTAATCTTGTCCACTCCATTACAGCTTGCGCTCCTGATGGTGTGATTGGATCAAATAATTGCATTGTAATATCATTCCATCTTAATTTACCTTTCACTTTTCTGTAAGTGTTGATATGATTAAGTACAATTTCATCTTGTGCGAAACCCATTCCACTAACACCTTTAATGATATAAGCTGGGATTCCGTCTACATACATTATAAATCTATTAGCTACTTTTGGTTCAAAAGCTGTGAAAAATATTTCGTTCGGGTTTAATACTGCCATTTTATTTCGTTTTTATTTTATTATAAATATTGCTATTTTTAGTTTTTATGACGGGAATTGAGCTCCTGTTGGTAAAATGTTGAAATCTAAGTAAATAAATTCAGCTGTTTTAGTTGGCTGTAAATATATCGCACCTACCATTTGGTTTCTATCCACTACATCGGGACCATTATTTGAAGCATCCATTACAACTTTAAACGCGTATAAACCTTGTCTTTGTTGTACTGATTCTAAATATGGGTTTACTTGAGCTAAGAAGTTATTTCTTGTTGCTGCTGTATTTTGTTCAAATACTAAATTATCAGCAATTTGTGAAATATAAGACTTAAGTTCAATTAATAATCTTCTAACATTTACTCTATCTAAAGCTGATGCTTGAGATTGTAATGTTTTCTGACCAAATACTACTACTCCTCTTCCTGGGAATGTTGCTATTGGGTTTACTTTTCCAGTGTATAAATCATCTCTGTTTGTTTGAGTTAATTTTCTTTCTGCTTGTACTACTGTACTTAAACCACCTCTATTAATTCCCGCCGGAGCGAACCATGCTTCAGCTGCCTTATCGTTATACGCATATACTCCTGGTAATAACGCGGATGCTGGACACCATACTAATTGTGCTGAATCTGGNTCATTAATTTGAACCCAAGGCCAGTAACTAGCTGCATATGAATTATCAACACTAGCTGCTTGAGTAGTAACTTGTGTTATTGTTGAATCATAATCAACTAAATCCATTATTAAAATTGCATCTCCTCTGCTTGACACAGTACTTAATGCTAATGTTAATGCTGATGACCAATTACTACTAGCTTTATATAATCCTGGGGCTGTTAAGATGTTATATCTATAATCATCTTTATTTCCTAATAGATTAAATACTTGTGGATAAGATCCTAATACTACTGCTGATGTATCTGCTTCAGTTGCTCCTAATCCTTGAGAATCTGAATCACTAATTTTATCATAATATCCTATTCCAGCTACACCACCTATATTATCTCCTACGGCTCCAGAAAATGAACCACTACCTGCTCCAGGAATAGATCCTGTAAATTCTGGTTTTGCGATTCCACTATTATCAAAATAATCTGGAGTTTTTAAATCTACTGATTTTACTCTTACATATCTTGAAGCATTTCTAAATGATCCTGTTGGTTGAATATAAACGTCTGCTGATGTTGCATTTCTTACTGTATCTGTCATATCTCCTACAATTCTAGATATGTAGTTAGATTGTTTTGGATCTAATGATACGTTAGGAAATACTTCTAATATTGATTTTGATTTGGAGTTATCATTACCTTGTCTAATTATTAAACTAAATACACCTGATCCTGTGTTTGGTGCTTGAATTTCCCATCTTATATTTTGTGCTGAACCACTTGCTAGTGCTCCATTTGAATTTTCAGGACCATCACTATTCATAATATCACCTTGTGATATTGTTTCTAAAGTAAATACATTTGCATTTGTAATATTAGCTGCTGAAAGTGTAAATACTGCATCTGTTGCTCCAGCTCCACCTAAACTAGCTGCTGGAATTGTTAATTGGTCATTAATTGCATATCCTGTTCCTGCTAGTGTTACTGATGCTGCTGTTATTTCTGTTAGTAAATTAGCTGCTATTATTGTAGCTTGTGCTGCACTAGAATCTTGTACATTTGCGGCTGCTAATGTAATGTCTAAATCTTGATCACATGCTGTAAATCCTGCTGTAACTAAATCTGCTGCTGTAATTTTTAATACATTACCTGCAACATAATTAGTACCAATAGCTGCAACTGATACTGCTGATAAAGCACCTGCTCCATCACCTGTTACTGTTATAGTACCACCAGCACCTGTTTGTTGTGAACCACCTGATACACTTGTTATTGCAATAGTAAATGGACCAGTTACGTTACCTAACGTAGTACCACCTGATAAAGCACTAATACTTAATACGTCTTGAGCATTTATTAATTGTCCAGTTCCTAAAGCACCTGCTGCTATATCAATATTTCCAGCTACATATCCAGATCCTGGAGTAGTAACTGTAATACCTGTTATAGTTGGAGCTGTTGTTCCTGTTACATCTACAGTTGCTTTAGCACTATTTACAGAACCTTGTGTTAAGGTAACGTTCGTGTATTGAGCTGTTCCTGCATTTGTAGGATTAGTACCTCCTTGAAATTCTGATAATAAATCGTCGGCAGTTGTTAATAATTTCCCATTAGCAGTAGATACTACAAATGAACCTGAAGAATCTGATCCTGTTCCTGTTGTTGTTACAAATGGAGCAGCGTAAGTTGCTGCTGCACCACCTGATCCCCCACTTGTTAAGCTACCTAAAATACTTGCACCTACTGTTAAAGCTCCACTTTCATCCTCTATTGCTGGAATTAATGGTGTAGTTGCTGGTGCCCAAGATCCTGAAGCGACTCTTGTTACTAATAATGATGTACCACCATTATTAAAATAATTATATGCTGATATAGAAGTAAAGAAAGTGTATGTATCGGATCCACTAGTAAATGTACTACCATAGTTAGCTAGATATTCAGAATAACTAGTAACTAATTTTGGAATTCCTACCCTACCTAATACGGTAGGACCAACAACAGCCGCACCTGCTTGTATTGGTTGCGACGTTATTTGAGATTGATCATTTTCTCTTGCTAATACTCCTGGGGAAATTAATGTTTCTGCCATTTTATGTTATTTTTATGATAAATATACTAAGTTTTTTCAAAAATTTATTCATTTGGTAAAAATTCACCCGTTTCTAAAGAAATTTGTCCTTGCCCATATTTTTCTTCTAACTCTCGGGCAAATTCTGCTTCTTTTTGTTGCAAATTTTGTAAACTCAATTTTAAATTTTCTTTTTTTATTTGAATGTTATAATGTTGCATTTCTACAACTCCTGAAACTTCTGTAAGATTATTAAATGTTTCTTTTAATTCCTTTAATTTAGAAATTTCTTCTTTTGTTAAAACTTTTTTTTCACTCATTTTTAATTTTTTTTACGGTTATACATATTAAATATTTTATTAAGAATTATTTTTTATNCAATNAATGCTGTTGAAATTGCTTGTACTGTAATTAACCCATTCCATTTTACTGGTGTAGTATCAGCTTGATCAATTTTAATATTCATTTGAGTTGGTGAAGGAAAACCATTAAAATCAAAATCAATAGTAGTATTATTAAAATAAATGGCTTTCATTTTAGTTAAAGTATCCTGTGCTGAGTATTGATTTGACCAATTACCACCTGTTCCCGACCAATAAGTTAATCTTGATCTTTTCATATAACACATACGCGTTGAGTTACCAGCAGTACCTATACATTCAAAAGTTACATGATATATCCCATTTTGGGCAGGCATATTACTAGAATCTAAAGTAAATGCTGTTACTGTAGTTGTGGGTCCTGTTTGAATTGCTTTACTTTTAAAAATTCTTCTTTGAAAGCCTGAAGAAGCTATAATAGGATCAAAATTTGTATAAGTTTGCAGGTCTGTTAAATTACTTGGATTTCCTGGTCCATCTAATATTAACTGGCCATTTGGCATAGTAACGTCACCTGAAGCTGATAATTCTATATTAGTAAAACTTCCTCCTCCACCACCACCAGCACTTAATGCTAATTTAGAAGTGCCTGAAGTATTAAAATTACCTATATAAGCTGTATTGTCTCTATTAAACTGTAAATCATTAGGTAATAAGGATGCAGATGGTGAATTTACTGTACCTGGTGCAGCATTAGGTCCTACAACTAATTCCCTATTACCTGCTGCAGATCCTGATAATTTTATGTTTTTCCCAACTAAAAATGAGTTTGGAACATTGAGGGTTGCTGTTTCGGCTATTATTTGAGCATCTAATTGATCAAATGTTAAATACTCCCCTCCATCTACATCTCCAAAAAATAATTTACCTTGATTTGCTGAAACAGATCCACTTAAAACTATACTGTAATCACTTAATCCTTCATTTTTTATAGAAAGTCCTGATACATCAGATATTTTTAAAGCATCATATGATCCAGATAATGCAGCTATTTCTCCTCCTGAATTTACTTGTTGTGATATTGAATAATAAAAATCAATATTTTCAGCTTTTACATATGAGGCTGTTTGAGCTGTTTCTATATAAGTAGCATATGATGCCGTTCCGTGAATATTTTCTCCAGCTGCACTAGCTGATATAGTACCTGCTCTCATTGAGCTACCACTTACTCTCCCTGCTGCTTGTAATGAACCTGCATCTAAGGGATTTAATATAACTTTTGTATTTGATCCTAAACCTACACCTACACTGTCATCAACAGCATATAAAGTATAACTAACTGTATCTTTTCCTACAATAAATGGAAATTTTGAAGTTGTAGTTGTATCCTGTACAACCATAAAATCATCTCCAGATGATCCAAAGGCACCTAAATCATATTCTACATCTGGGTTTTTTAATCTTATTCTAGCTGAGTCGTTACCTGTAGTGGCTTCCATTATAATTGCTGGATTCCCACCAGCTGATGTATCTTTAATATATAACATCGTTGGTGCTGTTGGAGCAGCTACTCCTAATCCTAATGTAGAAAATTGACCTGTATATTCATTGATAAATGAACCAGACATTAAAAGTGACCCTGATAATTCCAGGGATCCCGTTAAAGTAATTCTATAATCTTTGGCCCCAGTAAAAGCATCTACAGATTGACTTACCTGATTAGCTTCTACTATTTGACCGTCTAGTATACCTGTTCCTGAAAATTGATTTTGTGGCATATTTCTTTGATTTTATTTTGTTATAAATATCAAAAAATTCCTAACTGTTGATTAATAGAATTAATTACTGTTGAAGGTAGTATAGATTTAGTACACTCAAATTGTCTAAATGTGTCTTTATGTTCAGGACACCATTCCCAATCCCCAGCATCTAGTCTTTGATAATTATAACATCCTTTACAAACATTAGGTAGTGTAGGTGATATTCTTTCACAACTTTCCATTTCAGAATAATCTTCACTAAATCCTGATATTAGTATTGTTTTAATATTTAATGCCCAACTTAACCAACTTAAACCACTACCTATACCAATAAAAGCTTTAGAATTCATTATATCATTAGCTCTATTAGCTAAGGAATAATCTCCAGTTTTATCTAATAAATTAATTAATGTGCCCCCTAATTTAGAGTCATGCCATTCATCACCTAAAGGTTCTTTAGTAATTATTACAACTTTA